AGAAGCTAAGAAATATAAATACGAAGACCTAGCAAAAGAAGGTTATCTAAAGAACAGTATTGTCTACAGATGTGTTAATGAAATAAGTAAGGGTGCTAGTGCAGTGCCTTTTATTTTAAAAAATGGTGATCAAATTGTTGAACAACATCCACTCATTGATTTACTCAACAGACCTAATCCTCAACAGTCTTACAGTGAATTCTTTAACAGCTTGTTTGGGTATGTGCTTCTTAGTGGTAATGCTTACATTCTAAAAGTAGGTAGTGAAACAGGAAGTCCTAAGGAGTTACATCAATTAAGACCTGACAGAATAAGAATTATAGGTGGTGGTAATGCTATCCCTGATAAATACGAATATGTTTTAAATGGTCATGTACAAGCTACCTACCCAGTAGATCAAGTAGATGGTTATAGTCAGGTTAAGCATGTAAAACTATGGAATCCATTAGATGATTATGATGGGTTAAGTCCTATGAGTGCAGCAGCGACATCTGTAGACCAACACAACTTATCAGCTAAACATAATATTAATTTACTTAACAATGGTGCAAGACCCAGTGGTGCAGTTATATTCAAACCTAAAGATGATGCAGGTTTTGCAGTAAATCTTACAGAATCACAAAGACAACAATTATTAACAGACTTAAATAACAGATTCAGTGGTGCTGGTAATGCAGGGAGACCTATGTTGCTTGAAGGTGATTTTGATTGGAAAGAGATGGGACTATCCCCTAAAGATATGGACTTCTTAGCCTTATCACAAAAGTCTGCCACTGATATTGCTTTATGTTTCGGTGTTCCTAGTCAATTAGTTGGAGTACCTGATGCACAGACATACGCTAATGTAGCCGAAGCAAGACTAGCCTTATATGAAGAAACAATTATTCCACATCTTAGAAAGATGGCATCTGATCTTAATGAATGGTTAATACCTATGTTTGACGATAGATTAAGAATAGAGTTTGACATAGATAACATACCTGCTCTTGCAGAAAGAAAAAGAAAGACTTATGAGAATATAACATCAGCAGTTCGTGAAGGGATTATGACAAGAAACGAAGCTAGAAAGATCATAGGCTTAGATGAAATGAATGGTGCAGATGAACTTTATGTATCTGCTAACTTATTTCCAATAAGTGATGAAAGCGTTGAGAAGCCTGATAATCCAATTAATGAAGAAGACTTAGAGGATTATGAAGATGAAAGTATAGATAAAGATATATCTGACTGGTTAGAAATGGATAAAGCATTATCTGATATTAACACTACTCCTAATAACTCTATGGCAGAAGAAGCAGCTAGAGGTTTGCAGTGGAGAAAGAAATTTAAAAGAGGTGGCACTACAGTAGGTGTTGCTCGTGCTAATCAACTAATAGACAAAGAAAACTTATCTATTACTACAGTTAAAAGAATGTATAGTTTTTTTAGTAGGCATGAGGTTGATAAGCAAGGTCAAGGATTTAAACAAGGTCAAGAAGGATATCCAAGTGCAGGTAGAATTGCATGGGCATTATGGGGTGGAGATGCAGGGTTTACTTGGTCAACAAAAGTAAGAAACCAAATAGAAAGAGAAGAGACTAAAGCAGAGCCTGATGCATTAAATGTTGGTGATATGGTTTCTTGGAATAGTTCAGGTGGCAGAGCTAGAGGTAAGATTACAAAAATATCAAGAGATGGCAAAGTCAATGTGCCTGATACAGATTTCACATTAAACGCATCAGAAGATGATCCAGTAGCTTTGATAAGAGTATATCGTGGTGGCGAACCATCTGATGTAATTGTAGGACATAAGTTCTCAACTCTTAGAAAAGTGTAATGCAACCCCAACAAAAGCAATTTAATCAATTCAGACAAAGAAGAGTAAGCACTAGAAATGAATCTAGAAGACAGCTTGTAATTCGTAACAATCTTGAAAAAAGGTTTTATAGAACCTTAAACTCTTTGTTTAGAAAGTTCCTAAATGTCCAGTTATATAGATACAGTGAGTTCGGTATCTTTGAAGAAGCTATTGCAGAACAGGATCTAAATGAGGATTTTATTCCTTTGGTATTTTCTCAGTACAGAAGAATATTTAAGGTTATGTATAAAGGCAATGAAGACAAGTACATGACTGAAAGAAAAGAAGATGCTTTTGTATTTGGTAGAAATGTAGACTTTGAAGAGGTCGTAACACAATACTTCAATGGCAGACAACTTATACTGGCAGGTATAACATCTAGAATGGCTAATCGTATTAGTAGACTCATAGAGCAAGGCAGAGCTGATAACCTAACACTTCCACAAATAGCAAAACTTGTATCAGATAAGTTTCTGCCTATATCAAGAAGCCGAGCAGCTTTGATTGCAAGAACAGAAACACATAATGCAGCTTCATTTGCTAATAATTCATATCATGTAACTGTTGCAGATGATCTAGGCATATCTATGAAGAAAAAATGGGTAGCAACATCTGATGGCAGAACTAGACCTGCACATGCTGCTGCTAATGGTCAGGTTGTAAATATAAACGAAGATTTTATAGTAGGTGGTGTCAATATGGATTATGCAGGAGACCCTAAAGGTGGTGCAGCTAATGTCGTAAACTGTAGATGTGTAATCGTATATGCAGATGAAAGAGATATGGAATAATAAATCCTATATATTGTGCTTATTCATTCTATAAGATACTATATGAAGTAATTATGCCTATACCGAAACCTAACGATAATGAGAATAGGCAAGATTTTTTAAATAGATGTATGGGAGATGACACTATGACGAGTGAATATACCGATTCTGAACAAAGATTAGCTGTCTGTACCAATGAGTACGATTCAAAAAAAGAAGATTCTATTGACAATCAAAAAGCAGAAATAAGAAAGGATGTCTTTGATAATCCTATAGAAGCAAACGCAAGAGCAAAAGATATTGGGTGTGTTGGATCGCATTCACATGATGAAGATGGTAATAAAGTTTATATGCCATGTAAGACTCACGAAGAATATACTGAACTTACTGGCAGAGAAGTCTCAGGATATGGTAAAAAACCTAAAAAAGATTCTGAAGAGCAATTAGATAATCTTGCTGAACTAAAATCATTTATTGAAATTAAATCAGATATCAAAGCATATTATGATGATGAAGAAGATAAAAACTATGGCACATTTGAAGGCTATGGTTCTGTATTTGGAAACAAAGACTTAGGTAATGATGTTATTGAAATGGGTGCATTCACAAAGTCACTCAAAAGAAGAAAGCCAAAAAGCGTTAAGCTCTTATATCAACATAAATCAGATATGCCAATAGGTGTCTTTGATGAGATAAAAGAAGATGAGCATGGCTTAAAGGTAAAGGGCAGACTTGCTCTTAAAACACAAGCAGGAGCTGAAGCCTACGAATTATTAAAAATGGGTGCTTTAGATGGTCTATCAATAGGCTTTAAAGTAAATCCTGATCAAGTTTCTTATGATAGACGAGCCAACAAGCGAATCATCAAAGAAGTAGACTTAATGGAAGTCAGTTTAGTAACTTTTCCAATGAATACACAGGCAACTGTGCGTTCAGTGAAAGGTGAAAAGATTTCTATAAGAGAATGGGAAAAGGGGATGCGTGATGCATTCAATCTCTCTCGTTCAGAAGCAAAGATGGCAGCAAAAGCTGTCACAGATGTATTTGTTCAACGAGAGGTTGACACGAGTGCTGAATTGGTAGATGCCATAAAGAACTTAACTTTAACCTTAAAATCTTAGGAGATTATTATGTCGGAAGATATAAAAAATGCTATTACTGATCTAGGTCAAACTTTCAACGAATTTAAGAAAGCAAATGACGAAAGATTAGACAGCATAGAAAAAGGCGAAGGTACAGCGTATGTAGATGAGAAAATGACTAAGTTAGAAGCCAAGATGGATTCTTACGAAGACATGAATCAGAAACTAACAACTGCTGAAGCCAACGCTGAAAACATCAAGTCCCAATTAGATGAACTACGAACAGTAGTGACAAGACCGAACTCAGGTTTTGAATCTAAGCAGGTTGATGAATACT